CTATATTAGTGGCTTGACACATGCCCTCATTTAACCTATCAGCCCTAAATCAATAAACGATAGGCACCACTAAACTGGCCTCCACGGCAGGAGTCGAACCTGCATTTTCGTTCCAGTTACCTTACTCGACGTTCGTAGCGCCGGCGGATACGTGGAGATAAACCTCGCAGGGAGTTACTATCATCTCCCAGCCACTATTTCGTTGTGGCAGGTTCTGAACCGAAGAACGAGTTGTCTTTCTGGAGCTTCGAGCGCCCAGTCACTCATATCCATATACTATGACAACCTAGTTTGTATATGGCGACTGTAGGTGGTTCATGTCCTACAGTAGAACCTATGGAGCGGGCGAAGGGAATCGAACCCTCGTCTTTAGTTTGGAAGACTATGGCTCTACCATTGAGCTACACCCGCAATTGGAGGATCCGGTCGGGCTCGAACCGACAGCCTTGGGATTAAAAGTCCCTTGCACCACCTATTGTGCTACGGATCCAAAATAAAGTAGGAACATAACACTCTCCATGCCTTCTCGGCGATCAATCCCGATATCTCACTTCATAGAGCCAGCGTCCTGTTGTTATGTTCCAAATGGTAGACCGTGCAGGGATCGAACCTGCGACAAGCCGATTAAGAGTCGGCTGCTCTACCAACTGAGCTAACGGTCCATAATTGGTGCGGCGGATGGGAGTCGAACCCACATTGCACAGATTGAAAGTCTGTTTTCCTAGGCCATTAGAAGACCGCCGCATATTGGCTCCCCGAACAGGACTCGAACCTATAACCAAGTGGTTAACAGCCACCTACTCTACCATTGAGCTACCGGGGAATATTACTATTAGATAGATACAGGTTTACTATGTTACTCACAACGATGTTTGCAATCCAGGGCGTTGGTATTTTGTAACACAAGGTTTGAGCATCAGTTTTTTATTGGCGCCTTGCTCGCACGAGCCTGTACCTATCTAATAGTAATTGGAGTTGCCGATGGGACTCGAACCCACATAAAACGGTTTTGCAGACCGCTCCGTAACCAGTTCCGGACACGGCAACCCAGTTATCATCTTATTCACAATGTCAAACAGCGGTAGCTAGGCAATCTTATACTCCTTGAACTTGCGCTGAATAGATACAGCACCAGTTGCCTTCAAGCGAGCATAATCTCGGAATGCCGAGCCGTCTTTATTATGATATTCCTTGCGATAGCTAATCCGACCGTTAGGATCGGATGCCTCTACCACCCAGAAATAATCACGCTTTACGGTTTCGTCTTTCATCCGTACCTCGTTTCTGTCATCGTTCGCATACTATATAGCACACAAAACGCAAGGTCAAGAACTTTTTTCGAAAAAAAGTGCGTCAGGATGTCGCACCGTGTCCTTGACTTCTACCCTCTCGTCTCACTGTTCGCATACCATACCACAAGGAATCGCTTGGGTCAAGAACTTTTTTCGAAAATCTGATGCGACAGTTTGACGCACCCTTACTCTATTGATTTTGTAGAATGTTTACATACCACTCGGCAAGACCTTCATCGTTTCGCAAATGATCTTGCCATTGCTTCTCGGACATTTGTCCAGACCTATAACACTGTAGAAGCAACTCAAACTTTTCCATTATATGCTCCAAAGTTGGTAGGGGTGCCAGGTAACGCTCCTGGTCGAGAACGGTAATCGGCCGCTAAAGGGTTTATAAGTCCCTCTTGTGTCTTACACCCACCCCCATAAACTCTTACAGATATCCCAGAATACCACCAACCGGGAACACAAAGACACCGATACAACGAAGGATTAGCTTCGCCGTCAATGGGCCATCCATTGTGTGCCAGATGGACATAATATTCATCACCCAACCTACTGCTAGTGTTCCTGCAATAGCCAGATAAACACAAACGGCGGCAGCAGCGCCAATCTCTTCCTCTTTCACTTTTCACATCTCCATAAAATGGCGGTCCCAGAAGGATTCGAACCTTCAACCTACCGCTTAGAAGGCGGTTGCTCTATCCTGTTGAGCTATGGAACCAAATCTCTATTGTCTGAATAGTATATAGCACACAAAACGGAAAGTCAAGAACTTTTTTTGAATTTTTTTTCACTTTTTTTGGAATCTATTCCGCAAACTCTGCCAAGAATGCCTCATTTATATCACCTTTGGAGACCTTTGTCAAGAGGAATCTTGGAGTGAATCCAGCGAAGCCTCCTCCTTCTGACCAGAACTTACACCAATGCTGGGCGTCATCCTCAAAATAGAAACTCTCCACAATCTGATTGGTTGCAGTCTCAAGGACATGCCAAACAAGGCAATCATCTGTATCAAACTCATGGTAATATGTATAAAGTTTTTTCATACTTTGAGTCCTCTAAACTTGCTGGATTTATCTGCTTTGATTCTATCAAAAACCGGTTTCTCTGGTTCTTCCTGTCCTGAATCAGCGAGGTCTTGTGCCGATGCTTCAACATCATATAGTTTCATTCTTGCTCTGTCAACCCCTATCACAAATCTTTTATTCAGTCCAGGATCATTGTATCGGTTCTTTAACTGCTTCACCATAATTTGATTTAGTTGTGATAGTTGTTCCGTTACGACAAGAGCAACGAAGAAGTCGGCTGTTGCAGGAAGACCGAATGACTCTGATGTATCTTCCATACCCGGATCAGAACTTGTGTAACCACTTCTGGTCAACTGTGTGGCAGACCAGATTGGAACATTGAACTCTACCGCTAGCCCTCGTAACTCTTCGGCAATCGCTTTAACGTAGGTATAACTATTAACACCATTACCAGGCTTGATGCGGGATGACGCACATATGTTGAGATAGTCGACCATGATAACATCTGGTACGAATCCTTTCTTCAGGTTTAGTTCGTTCAATAAGGAACGAAAATGGATAGTTGATGCTGTTGCGGTAGCATATTCTTTGATAATCAGTTTACCATTTGTCTTTTGTGTTAGATTAGCAATCTTCTTATCATACAAGTCTTTTGGTAATGCCTGCAAATCATCAAATGTAATGTTCATTAGATTGGCGTCGATACGCTTCGCCACTTCTTCTTCGGCCAATTCTAGTGTTATGTAGAGAACATTCTTACCCATGGCAAGGTAACCAGCAGAAAAATGGCAAAGAGTAAGAGATTTACCACCGCCGACACCACCCATAACAACATTAAGAGTTTTTCTCGGAACACCATTCTTTGTAATCTTGTTAAAGAACTCCAGATCAAACGGCAAGCGTTCTTCCACACGGTGATAATGTTCATATCGTTCTACATAATTTTCAAGATAATCGTGACCAACATTCGGATCGAAAGATATAGCCAGAGCGTCAGACAACAAAGTAGGTATAGCGCCCTTAGATAGTTTTCCCTTCCCATTCATAATCTCCAGTGATTGTGTAATGGCATTGTAGATTGCCTTTTCCTGACAAAACTTTTCTGTATTGTCTAAAAGCCAATCTTCGTTTGTTTGATTTGTGTCATCTTTGAGTTGTTTTAATGTCTCTTGGATATTCTTTACAGTATCATCGGTTGAACCCCGAATGTTGTCCACCTCAATAGACAAAGCATCGAAAGTTGGTTGCTGATTATACTTGAGAATGAAGTCGGCCACTTCTTTGAAAAGTAGCCGATCTTCACCGTTAGAGAAATACTCCTCTTTGAGGAAGGGCAGGACCTTCCTCGTAAAGGATTCATTCTTGATTAGATTTTTCAGTATCGTTTGTTCTAGTCTCACTCATACCTTCCGCTTCTGACGCATCCAACAATAGTGTATTGAGAATTAGTCCTAGAGTAGTATTGAACTTTTCGTTCTTTCTCAAGGTGATCATGGACAAATCATTTGTCTTGATAATCTCATAATCATATTGGAGTTTCGGTGTGCCATCTTCTTCCATTTTGAATTTGACAACAGTATATCTATAGCATACTCCTGCGAAAGGGTCAAGCATTAATTCAATAGGACATGTTGATCCCTCTTGTTTTTCATCAAAAAGATCATCTCTAAATTTAAAGTCAGTTCCCGCTTCCATCTTCTACCTCTTCGCTCTCAGCTTCGTTATACTTACCATACATGAAATCTGCCTGACAACCTTCGTTAATGGCAGTAAGGATTTCTGTTGTAAAGAACTTTTCTGGATTCTTCTTAATCTCCTTCTCGAATGCCTTTCGTCCATCAGGAAACTCGTAACGAGTGGAGACTTTATTAACGATGCCATACTTTTCTGCTAGATCAAGGAGACCATAATACTTATCCAGGCCTGTGGAATAATTTAGCCATGTTTCCACTTTCTTATCTTCAACAGTCATACGAGACTTTTTGAGATGTGCGGTAATGACTGCACCAGTTCTTCCATTGTCATCATCCAGTGTCTTATCCTTCTTCTTAGATAGAAAGATGATTGTGGATGCAGCATACTCTAGACCAGAACCACCACCCATCTTCTTCATTGGCACATATGAACCAACAACATCATAAACATGATTGGTGACGATTAGTGGCACTTTAGCCTTACCTAGTTTCAATGTAAGAACACGGAAGGCACCACGAACCAACTGGGCTCTGGTCATATCTCTTGTATCTTTACCGTCAGCAATATCCTGCATCTCTTTATCTGTAGAAAGATTACCTAGAGAGTCGAGGACAAACACCATCGGTGGCTTATCTTTACCCTCTAGATACTTGTCTAGGATTTTGACTGCTTGCGTTCTAAACTCTTGGACAGTAGCCACGGGAACAATGGCAACACGGCGGGTATCAACACCACGATTAGAAAGAAAATCCCTGGAGATAGCCGACTCTGACTCAAAATAAAACACGAATCCATTCTTGTTATCCTCTAGAAACTGTTTCACCACATTCAATGCATAGAATGTCTTACCAACAGAAGGTTCACCGGCAAACGCTGTAACCTTGTTCTGCGGCAGACCTCCATAGATTGAACCGGATAGCAATGCGTTCATAACATAACTGCCTGTGCCAATAAAGCCTGACACATCACCAGCGGCAACACCGTCGTCAACAATGCCTGCATACTCGTTATCGATTTCAGATAGTAGATTATTAAAAATGTCTGACATAAGATTCTCCTTTTTGTCAAATAAGCACTACTAATAACAATCTCGTTATTAGGCAACTTCTTTAAAATAGTTTTGTAACTCCTCACTCATTTCTTTAAGAACATGACCACCTACACCAATGCGGATGACGTTACAAAGTTCAACCACATTCTCCGGTGTAATCTTATCATCAGGATTGAACTCATAAAGTTTACCTGGTGAATACTTGTTATCCTCTGTCATGAAAAGAAATCCTCTAGGCTTGCCGTTCGTTCTGTTTTCCATCCAATAGCATCTAGAATGATCTTCAATGGTTCCACGAACGACTTTTCGAATTGTGTATTATAGTCTATATATTTGTCCAAGTCAAACTCTTCTGGTATGCCTCCTTGTGGGAAGGCAATGACATTTGATTGAACATGATTTGGTTCTTTCAGGAACACAAACTTGATCTTCTCGCCACCTTGGATTAGTGGATACTTACTATCAAGGCCATGAACAGATAGAAAGTGATTGTATATAAGAGAAGCACGGACATGAATAGGACACCCGGATGCGTAGATGCTTCTCTTATCAGCATACTTAACCATCCCATTAACACCACGAGGAAAAGAAATGTCAGAAAGAGGTAGGGTTTCAAATTCTCCACGAAACTTTTGAACGAACTCTTGAACATCTGACTCTGTTCCGTCGAAGATAACATCAATAGACTCCCTTAGTTTATCTCTACATGCAGATGGTGTAGATGACTTAATCATTTCAAGACCCATAACTTTCTTCTTGGGTTTTGCATACTGCACACCCTCCGAGTTATGGACATTTAGAATGTATCGCTTCTTGGCAGTCCAGATTGCTTTGTCTGCCAAGACTTCTCGTTTCATGACAATCTTTTGCTGAAAGACGTTAGTGTATTCGCCAAGTTCTCCGCAAGCCTTATCAATAACAGGTTGCAATTTACTTTCACATACTCTGTCCATGAAATTGATGGCTTTCGCAGTATCTTTAACATTATCACGCAACGTCTGGCATACCACATCCTTAAGTGCAAGATAAACTGAGTCAGTATCGACTGCAATAACATAATCACTCTCCGTTTTTAGTAACCTTCGTAGGTATGAATTGATTGCGTTTTCGATCCACCGTATTGACAGTTGGCCAGTAGTCGTGACCGCAATCGCATTGCGAAGATCGAAGAACCGAAAATACTTGGAGCCCATTGCCCCGTATAGCGAGTTGAGCGATACCTTTTTAGAGAGTTGTAGATTGTTGTATCTCGCAATCGTCTTTTTAAGTTCTTCTCTCTTTGCTTTGTCGGTTTCATTTTCGTATTGTGCTTGTGCATCTAGCATTGCTCTCTTATAAACTTTACGGTCAGCAAACATCTTCTCGACCATTTCAGGCATGAAACCCTGCTTGTCACGGCGATAGAACTGTCCGTTGGCAGTCAAACAAACATTATCATTCTTTAGACATGATGTATCAATAGACTTGTTAAGAAGTTTATCAACAGTGACATTAGCGGAAATAATAGAACGCATAGCATCGCTATAAGAACCAGGTTCGATAATCGTCTCAGGAGAGATATTGGACCCCATAATAACAGACGGATACTCTGAATTAACATCAAAACTAGCCACCCAATCATGGAAACCAATAATAGGGTCCTTAACATAAGCGCCAACATAGGCTGCCTCCTTTTCGTGTTTCTCAAGAGGAGGGACAACTATGTTCTTTGCCTTCAAATGATGAAAACAAATAACGTCCCACATACGGACCTGTGCGAACACGTCCTCGTAGTTGCACTTGTTATCATAAGATAGAGTTAGTGCTAGTTCAATCAACTTATTCTTTTCATCAATACGGTCAACAAGGTCAACGTCTTTGATGTTATAGTCGATGAACTTTTGGTAGTCTTCTTTATATAGATTAAATAGGGATCCATATTCTTCATAGGACAACTTGCGCTCACCTAGTTCGACATGACCGATGTTGTCCAACTTGTATGATTCCTGAGACTTACCATCAGGAGCATACTTCTTATATAGATCAAGCAAATCTAGTGTAGCAATGCCTAGAATGTAATATGATTTGATCTTACGATTCATGCCAATATCAACCAGCTTATCGTTCAAAACACCCCAAGGCGAAAGTTTCTTTGCTTCGCTTTCACCAAGGAGTTTTGTGATACGATTGATAAGATATGGAACATCGAACTTATCTACGTTCCAACCTGTGATGATATCAGGATAATCTGTTTGCCACCACGATAGAAATTTACGAATGAGATCAAATTCATCGGAACATTTTATATAGGTAACATCATTGCGGTGATTGTTATAATCACCACATCCAAATGTCATGAAATGTCCGAATTGCTTTACTGTGATGGCAGTCAAAGGACCATTGGCATGATCAGGCTCAGGGAATCCACCTTCTGGTGGTTCTCCAACCTCGATATCGATATTTGCCACACGGATCTGTGAGATGTCCCAATCGATTGTGTTCGAAAACTCGTCGGCAATGAAACAATATTGATATCTCTGATTGCCATAAACCTTAAAGTTTTCGACACCATCATACTGTTTTACGAAATCCCGGCACTCTCGAATGGTACCAGGTTTTACAGGTCCAACATACTCACCATAAACTGTTGTGTATTTTGTGGGCTTATCAGAAGGCACGAACAGGGTAGGATTATACTCTACCCTGTGTCGCACACGCCTTCCATCTTCAACACCACGATACAGGATTTTACCACCCCATATCTCAACATTCGTATAAAATTTTTTCATTAAGGCTTAATAATCTCTGATTTTGGAAGAACTAGACCACCAAACATAGAGGTATACTGGTTGACAAACTCTGTGATTGGTGCAGCGATATATGTAACATGCTGGCGATTGATTGTCAAGTGCTTATCGTCAGTCCACTGTGTATAAGGACCGAATGCCACTTTTGGATTGTTCTGATCCGATGTAGGAATAACAACGATGCGAACCGGATTCTTTACCGTGATTGTGTTCTCCGTCTCACTGATAAGTTCTCCAATGAACTCCTCGCCAGTCATCATGTGAACCAGTTTTAGATTTTCTGTCTTAGCCATTAGTCAATAATCTCCATCAAAAGGTCGTAAACACCGACCGTTACCCACTTCTCTGGAATTAGAGTAGTGCGATTACCATTCTCATTCACGAATGAATAAGAGTTATCAAGATCCATAATCTTGACGATTCGTTCCCACTTGCCATCAAAGGCACGCTGCTTGAATGCTGTCTCTAGGACATGCATGTTGCTTTCACTTGAAGGTACCATATTATTCTCCTTAGTCCCACAGGTTCTGATAATACTTTCCGAATAGACGGAAGCCGTTCTGAATGCGTTCATTATAACGCTTCATGCCTTCATAGTCAACCCAATAATCAGGGTTTGTTTGTTCTAATTTGAAACAATCCTCAGATCCATCTACATTTTGGTGTATTTTAAATCCATCATTATCACAAGGCACAGGAATTTCTACATAATTAGGAGTGCCATGATAGAACTGATCTTCCCAGTTTTCATCAAGTTCCTGTTCAAACGCCCAAATCATTTCATTGAGAACCCAGTCCCACTTATAGTGGACCCAGTTGTCTCCCAGGTCCCAACCATTTTCATCGACCTTAGGATCGCTATAACGCATTTGTGGAGGAAGATCCTCATCATCAACATAACCAGAACCATGCTTGGTATCTCTTAGTTGTTTTAGCATAGGTAGAATGATATGAGCGAGAGTATTGTCCATAGACCAAGTATCATATGGATCAATACGAACTTTGATGATGCGTTCGCCACGAAGTTTATCAATCCAGTCACAGACATTGGCAACCCAAGTCTGGGCTAGCCATTCACCTAGTCTGTCCTTCTGGTCTTCGTTTAGAAACGGAATCATTTCAGCAAGTTGATATGGTCCGATCCAGTTCTTATATGGTCCGATTTTTACTCGCATTACTTCTTCTCCCATGCTCCATGAGTTGTGATCCAATCTTGAATACAATTTTCATGATTGATTCTCGGATCACTATCACCAAACTTTTGAACCATCTTACATTCCCAATAGTCCCAAAAGTCATATAGAATTTGTTGATCCGTGACTGTTATCGGATCGTCAACATCCA